AGAAATCGGCAACGCCTTCATTCGCAAACAAGATCAGTGATGAAAACCTGCTGGCCAATCAAACGGTTTGGCCACTGTTTCCGTGTTGAAAATTTCTCTTGACCTCAAACGCCCTGTTACAGAAGCATACTTCTACCCCGAGGGCGTCGAGGGGCTTTTTGAGATCTACTATGCGCCTGCGGACACCTTCGAGACGGTGAACACGCTTGGTCTGCCACTTTATGCCCGCATGATCCCGGATCGCGACCGTGATGAATGGGTGCGCCTCGAGATTGAAAGCAACCCGCTGCCCATCTGCACGCGCCCGCAGGTGCTGCGCTCGGCCAAGCGGACCTGATGAGCGCCTTCGCTGATGCGCTTGGGTTGTTGTTCCTCGATGCCAATCTCTCGGTCGAGATCTGGCATCGGGACAGCGAGGGGCACTTCACAATGGCCCGCGGGATCCTGCGCCGGCCCGACGAGATCACCGAGTTCGGATCAGCGCGGCTTCTCTCAGATACCACCCGTATCGATGTTCGGGTGGCGGATATACCGGAACCGCGCCCACAGGAGCAGATCCTGATCGGGGACGAAACCTTCCTGATCCAGGGCGAGCCACGCCGAGATCGTGAGGGACTTGTTTGGACCATTGAGCTGACCCCCGCATGAAGCTTGGCCTCGACATCACACCAGACCTTGTCGCCGTGATGTTGGCCGAGATTGAAGCCGGCGAGAAGGCTGTGACAACGGCTATGCGCGAGGCTGGCACAGACCTGAAAACCGCATGGCGCGGGCAGATCACGCAAGCAGGCCTTGGTCGGCGATTGTCGAATTCGATCCGGAGCCAGACTTATCCGAGATCTGGCGAAAGCTTAAAAGCCGCAGCGCTTGTCTGGTCGAAGGCGCCCCAGATCATCGGGGCGCATGAGACCGGGCCGTTGATCCGCTCGAAGGACGGGTTCTGGCTGGCAATCCCTACGCCTGCTGCAGGGCGTGGCCTGCGCGGCGGCAGGATTACCCCCGGCGAATGGGAACGGCGGCGCGGGTTGCGGCTGCGGTTTGTCTATCGGCGGCGCGGGCCAAGCCTGCTGGTTGCCGATGGTCGGTTGAACAATCGAGGATTAGGCGTGGCATCCCGGTCCAAAACCGGTCGCGGACGCAGCACCGTGCCGATCTTTCTGCTGGTCCCACAAGTGAAGCTTGCGAAACGGCTCAATCTGGCCCGCGACGCTGAGCGCGCGCAGGCGGCGGTTCCGGGACTGATCGTGGCAAATTGGGTGGAGGCGAAACTATGAGTGCGCGTGAAACCATCCTGACCGCACTGCACACTCGTTTTTCCATGCTGCCTACTGGTGCACTGCGCGGGGATGTCCTGCCCGAGCGCGTCCCTGCTCAGGGTCTATTAATCCTGCGCGACGGGGAGCCGGGGGAGCCGGAGGTGACACTGTCGCCGCTGCGCTATCACTATCAGCACCGCGCCGAGATAGAGGCGGTCGTGCAAGGAACGAACGACCGTGATGCTGCTTTCGACACACTTTGTGCCAGCATCGGCGCAGCGCTTGCCGCCGACCGCACGCTGGGCGGGCTCTGCGACTGGGTGGAGGCGGAAGCCCCACAGCCGGTCGATTTGCCTGTTGAAGGGGCGGCTGGTCTGAAAGCAGCCGTCATTCCAGTGGTCCTGCACTATTCCACGGCTGACCCGCTCAGCTGACCCCGCTAATCTGAGGAGAGACAAAATGGCACGAGCCCAAGGGGCGCGGGCGCAGATGGCGCTAGCGTTCGAGACCACATATGGCACGCCGCCTGCGAGCGGCTTCAGCAAAGTGCCCTTCGCCAGCACGTCCCTGGGGGCGGAGCAACCGCTGCAGACCTCAGAACTCTTGGGGTATGGCCGCGATCCGCAGGCGCCGATCAAGGATGCCGTGACAGCGGACGGGGATGTGGTGATCCCGATTGATGCCGAGGCCTTTGGCTTCTGGTTGAAGGCGGCATTTGGAGCGCCTACAACCACGGGCGCGGAGGCCCCCTACACGCACGAGTTCCGCTCCGGAAACTGGGCGCTGCCGAGCTTCTCGGTCGAGACCGGCATGCCCGAGATACCGCGCTTTGCGATGTATTCCGGCTGCATGGTCGACAGCCTCAACTGGCAGATGGCGCGGTCGGGCTTGCTGACGGCCACGGCGAGTATTGTTGCGCAAGGTGAGGAGATCGCCACCAGTAGCGCCGCAGGGACGCCTGCCAATATCGCGCTGAAACGCTTCGGACATTTCAATGGGGCCATCACGCGGAACGGGACCAATATCGGCAATGTCGTTTCCGCTGACCTCACCTATGCCAACAACCTTGACCGCATTGAGACCATCCGCGCAGATGGTAAAATTGACGGTGCAGATCCCTCGATCGCAGCGCTCACGGGAAATGTCGTTGTCCGTTTCGCCGATCAGACGCTGGTGACCCAGGCGATCAATGGCGAGGCCTGCGAGCTTGAATTCTCCTACGCGCTGCCAACGGGCGAAAGCCTCACCGTCACCGCGCATGCCCTCTATCTTCCTCGCCCCCGGATCGAGATCTCGGGCCCACAAGGCGTACAGGCGACCTTTGACTGGCAGGCGGCGAGTGACCCGCTGGTGGGCCGCATGTGTACCGTCACAGTGACCAACGACCGCGAGGAGTACTGATGCTACGATTGAACCTGTCAACCGAGCCGCAATGGCTTGATCTTGGCCATGGCGTTCGCCTGCTGGTAGAGCCCCTGACTACGGCCATCATGCTGGCGGCGCGCAGCGATCCGGCGATCGTCGCCGCCGCAACCGATGCTGAAACCAGCGCCTCCAACGACGATCTCGCGCGTATCGTGGCCAAAGCGGTCGCGCGCATTGTTGTAAAAGACTGGGAAGGCGTCGGAGACGAGGATGGTAAACCTCTGCCACTGACCCCTGATGGCATCGACGCGCTTTTGGAGCTCTGGCCGATTTTTGAAGCCTTCCAAACCAAATATATTGCTGGCGCACTCATACTGGATGCGGAAAAAAACGTCTGACCGCTCTCGCCGACTGGGAGTTCGGCGGAGGCGGTGAATATTGCGCGGCTTGCCCATCCGTATGTGCGGACTGTCCGCGTAGCATTCACAAACCGCTAACACTCGATGGCTGGCAGATCTGGGATCTGGTTCAGCGCTTGGGCGGCCAAGTGCGCGTTGCAGGGGGGATGAATGGTGGCGCTGTCGTTGGCTGGGATATGGCTGCTGCCCTGCAACTCGGCGTAGCCCTCGGGCTCTCACCCCTGATCATCGCAGAACTCTTGCCGCCCATTGAGGCGGTGATGGTCCGCAAAACCAACGAAACACTTCAGGCCGGATCGGGCCTGACCTGACCTCGTTTCCATCGGGAACGAGGTCTTCGCTTTGAGGACGTCTTTCCATGGCAGAAAAGCGCGTTTCCGTCCGGCTCTCCGCGACGGGCGGCCGACAAGTGCGCGCCGAGTTGGAAGGCGTCGGCGAGGCTGGATCGCGCGGCTTCGGTCGTCTCAGTCGTGAAATGGAACAGGCCAACGCGCGCATGGCGGCCTTCGCGCGCCGGGCGCGGATCGCAGCGACCGCTGCCGCAACTGCTTTGGCCGGTGCCGTTGTCGCGATGACCCGCTCAACTGTGGCCGCGGCTAATGAGATCGGCCAGCTTTCTCAGGTGGCCAATGCCACCCCGGAGGTCTTCCAGCGCTGGTCCGCGGCCTCGGCCACCGTCGGCATCGAACAAGAAAAGCTCGCCGACATCCTGAAGGACGTGAACGACCGCGTCGGCGACTTCCTGCAGACGGGCGGCGGTCCTATGGCGGATTTCTTCGAGAACATCGCGCCAAGGGTGGGTGTGACGGCGGACCAGTTCGCCCGACTGTCCGGACCTGAGGCGTTGCAACTCTACGTCGACAGCCTCGAGCGCGCAGGCGTCAGCCAACAGGAAATGACGTTCTATCTCGAAGCGATGGCCTCCGATACAACGCGGCTGATCCCGCTTCTGCAAAACGGGGGTGCCGAGATGACCCGGCTCGGGGCGCGGGCGCAGGCCCTTGGGGCGGTGCTTGATGCGGACGCTATCGCCGCGATGCGCCGGTCGGAACTCGCGCTGGTCAGCATCGGGCAGGTCTTCACCGGCGTGCGCAACCGTATCGCTGTCGCGCTGGCGCCCACGCTCGAGGCTGCGGCCAATGCATTGGTAGCTTTTGCGTCCAGCACCAGCCCGATCAGCCGGGCCTTCGGCGCGGTGCTCGCCAACCTTGATCGGTTGGCGATTTACGCAGGCACCTTTGCCACGTTCCTTGCTGGTCGCTGGGTGGCGGCGATGGGGGCTGCGGCACTCTCAGTGCGCGGTCTCGCCACTACGCTCGTGGTGCTGAACGGCGCGCTTATCCGCACCGGCATCGGCGCGCTGATCGTTGGCGCAGGCGAGTTGGTTTATTGGTTCACCCGGTTGGCCTCCGGCGCAGGCGGTTTCGGCGCGGCTATGGGTCTTCTGAAAGACGTCGCGGTCGAGGTCTGGGACCGGATCAAGATGGGGGCATCAAGCGTTGGGGCCGCGGCCACAGCCATGTTCTACGATCTGAAAGCTGATGCCGCTTCTGGCATGGCCGGGGCAATCGAGAGTGTCGTCGCCTTTGGCAACACGACCGCCAACACCTTCGAGGGCGCGCTTCTCGCCGTGCGCGAGATCTGGTCTCGCTTGCCGGATGTGATCGGGGATCTGGTCTTCTCGGCGGCCAACCGCATGCTCGACGGTATCGAGGCGATGCTGAACGGCGCGATCCGCAGGATTGATGCCTTCACGGGTCGCATTAGGGATGCGTTGGCGGCTGTCGGAATCGAGACCACCTTTGGTCAGATCGGTGAAATCAGTCTCGGCGACATCGCCAACCCCTTCGCAGGGGCCTCCGCAGATGCCGGAACGGCTGCAGCAGAGGCGTTTCGGCGCGCGTTCGAGGATAATCGGCTCACAGCCCCCGATCTTGGCCTTGATGGCATTGCGACCGAGGCACTGGCCACCGCGAACACGTACCGTCAGGCTGCGACCGATCTCGCCAATGGCGCGACGGCACCACTCACCTCCTGGGGTGCGCTGCGTGACGCTGTTGCGGGCACCGGCGAAGAAGGTGCAGCGGCGCTGGATGAGGCGACTGTGTCAGCAGATCGGCTGTCGGATGCCATGGGGCGCGCAGGAGGGGCTGCGGGCAGCGCCGGGGATCGGATCGCCACCGGTTGGCGTGCAGCGTCGGAATCTCTTCAAGCCTATGCTACCGACGCCCTGAACTGGGGCAAAGGCCTCGGCGAAACCCTGACCAGCGCCTTCAGCGGTGCGGAAAGCGCATTCCGAAGCTTCGTCGAGACCGGCAAGTTCGACTTCAAGGGCCTCGTGCGCTCAATCTTGGCGGACCTCGCGGTCCTGTCGTTCAAGCGCGCGGTGCTGGGGCCCATCGCCTCGGCGCTCTCGGGCATCTTTGGTGGCGGGTCTGTCACGGCGGCCGTCTCGCATGCGGGCGGCATCGTTGGGCTGTCGGGGCACAGTCGCTCGGTACCTGCGCTGGCTTTTGCGGGTGCTCCCCGGATGCATTCCGGGGGTACCGTGGGGCCGGTTGGCTCCTGGACAGGTCTCCGCCCCGACGAGGTCCCAACGATCCTGCAGCGTGGCGAACGCGTGCTGAACCGGCGCGAGGCGGTTGACTATGGCCGCGGGGGCAGTGCTGGTCCGGGCGTAACCGTCAATATCGACGCGCGCGGAGCGCAAATGGGTGTGGCTGAGCAGATCGATGCGCGGCTGCGGGCGGCCATTCCGGAAATCGCCCGTATCGCGAAAGAAAGCGTGGCGGATGGCCGACGCCGGGGTCAGGTGATCTGAGATGGCCATTCCTGTCTTGCCGTTGACGCTCGTGTCCTCGCTCGAGCGGCGGCTGGTTACCTCTGTCGCCGAGGCGCGCTCGCCATTCACGGGCACGTCGCAGACCCAGGACTGGGGCGCGTCCTGGTGGGAATACCAGTTTGAGATGGCGGTGACCCAAGGGGCGAAGGCTCGGCGGCTTTCGGCTTTTTTCACTGCGCTTGGCGGATTGCGGGGCCTCTTCCTCTTTCCCGATCCCTCGATCGAGGTGCCGAGGGCGGCAGGCAATCCCTACGTGACTGAGGCGCAAATCGCAGGGGCAACCACCTTGCGCACGGCGGGTTGGGGGCTTGGGCTGCGCGCCGGGGATTTCTTCCAACTGGGCAGTGATACCACCACGCGACTTTACCAGCTGACGGCGGATGTGACGCCTTTGGGCAGTGAGGCGACGCTCGCCTTCGTGCCACCGCTGCGAGGACCAGTCCCGGTCGGAACGCTGCTCGGTCTCGATACCCCGTCGGTCCTGTTACGGCTGACGGCCCCAGTGCCCTCGGTCATCGGCCGGGCGGATCAGCACCGTTTCACAATCTCCGCCCGCGAAGCCATCTAATGAGCCGCGATCTTACTGTCGCCTTCGCCACTGCGCTGGCCGATCAAAACCTGCGGCCAGTGATCTTCTTTGAAGGTCAGTTCGCCACGAGCTGGGTCCGGATCTGGTCGGGGCTGGGAGAGGTCAGCTGGAACGGGGAGAGTTGGGCTGGAGCTGGGTCTTTGCTCGGGCTCGGGGCCATCGATGAAACTGGCGAGGTGGTGGCAGGCGGCACGGCGGTGTCGCTGTCCGGTGTACCGCTGGACCTCGTGCAGATGGCCATCGATGAAGCGCGTCAGGGCTTACCGGGTCGCATCTGGCTGGGGCTTCTGGCCGAGAATGGCCACATCATAGCCGATCCGGTGCAGGCCTTCTCGGGCAGGCTCGATGTTCCTGAAATCAAGGATGACTTCGACACCTGCACGATCACTATCAGTTATGAGAGCCGGCTCATCGACCTGACCGTGGCGCGGACCTGGCGCTACACCCATGAAAGCCAGCAGGTCTTATTCCCGGGCGATCTTGGATTTGAATATGTGACTGCGATCCAGGACCGCGAAATCACCTGGGGGCGCGGATGATGCTCCCTCGCGTTGACCACTGGGAACGCCTTCTAGCCGCAGCCATCGATACGGCGCGGGCTAAGCCTTTCGTCTGGGGCGTCCATGACTGCCCGACCTTTGCTTTTGAAACCCGCATGATCCTGACCGGCGGTGAGGACATCGCGGCCCTCTGGCGCGGGCGCTACACCACCGCGCTCGGCGGCCAAAGGGTCATGCGGCGTCTGGGCTGGGCTTCTCTCGAAGAGATGGGGAGATCTTTGCTTGGCGAACCACGCCCGGCTGTCTTGCTTGCGCAGCGCGGCGACATCGTTCTGGCCGATACTGGTCTTGGCTTTGGCGTCTGCACCGGCGCCAGCGCCGTCGGGATGGCGCCTGAATGGCTCGTGACCGTTCCGCTCAACGCTTGCAAGCTTGCCTGGTCCATCTGAACTCGGAACCATTGAATGCCTTTTGTTGTCACAGCTGTAACTGCGGTTGCGGGCGCGATCAGCGGCGTATTGGCTGCAGGTGGAATTGGTGCCGCACTTCTGCGGATCGGCGGCACGCTGCTTCTCTCCTATGCGGCGCAGGCCCTGATGCCAAAGCCGCAGACCACGATGCAGCCGCGGACTGTGACGATCCGCGAGCCCGTCGTGCCGCGCGATCTCGTCTATGGGCGCACCCGTAAGGGCGGGGTCATCGTCTTCCTGCACGCATCGGGGTCGGACAACAAATACCTCGATCTGGTGATCGTGCTTGCTACACATCGGGTCAAATCAATCGGCGCCATCTATTTCGAAGGCGAAGTGGCGGTGAATGCCGCCGGGACCCCGGAGGGCCGATGGGCCGGAAAGGTCGTTGTCGAAAAGACACTAGGCGGAGCAGACCAGACCGCCTTCGCGGGCCTCAAGGCAGCGCTTCCGGACAAATGGTCCGAGAACCATCGGCTGCGGGGCTGTGCCGCGATCCGGTTGCGACTGACCTATGACCAGGATGCCTTCCCGGGTGGCATCCCGAACATCACGGTCGATCTCGAGGGCAAGGACGACATCTGGGATCCGCGGACCCAAACCGCGGGCTACTCCGAAAACCCCGCTCTTTGTCTTGCCGACTATATGGCCAACCCGACCTGGGGCATCGTGGCGCGCATTGGCCAGCCAGACGGCATTGATGAACTGTCCTTGGTCGAGGCGGCGAACATCTGCGACGAGGCTGTTTCCCTTGCAGGCGGTGGTTCGGAGCCGCGCTATGCCTGCAACGGGGTGATTACCCTCTCGGAGGTCCCGAAAACCATTATCGAGGGGATGCTCTCAAGCTTCGCAGGCCGCTGCGCCTTCTCCGGTGGATCCTGGCGCATCCATGCGGGCGCATGGCGCACGCCGGATGTGGCGCTGACTTCGGACCATGTCCGCGAGGGTGGGCTGACACTCGCCACGCGCGTGACGATGTCGTCAAACTTCAACGGCGTGCGCGGCCAGTTCGTCAGCCCTGAGAACGATTGGCAGCCGGATGACTTTCCGGCCTATGCCTCGGATGTTTACCTGGCCGAGGATGGCGGTGAACGGAAATGGCGCGACATCTCGCTGCCGTTCACGATCTCGGCGGCCATGGCGCAGCGGCTGGCCAAGATCGAGCTCGAACGCGCGCGGCGGCAGATGACGGTGAGGCTTTCGGGCAAGCTCTCGGCTTGGGCGGCGACGGTGGGCGATGTGGTGACCCTCTCCTATGCCCGCTGGGGCTTTGCAGCCAAACCCTTCGAGGTGCACGGGGTAAGCCTTGACCTAACCGCCTCCGACGATGGGGCGCTTCTCTTGCCAGGGCTCGTTCTGCGAGAGACCTCGCCCTTGGTCTATGACTGGTCAGCGTCCGAGCAGCAGATATACGCAGCTGCCCCGCGAACAGCATTGCCCAATGCTTATGACATCCCGGCCCCCGGCGCGCCGCAGGTCACCGAAGATCTCTACATCACGCGGGACGGTGGTGGTCTGAAGGTACTGGCGAAGATCAGTTGGGAAGCTGCACCGTCTGGGTTTGTCGCGGCCTATCAGCTGCAAGGCAAACTTGCTGGCGCGGCCGACTGGATCGACTATGGACGCACCGATGGCACCACGCTGGAAATCCGGGATATAGCACCGGGGCCATGGGAATTCCGCGTGAAGGCGATCTCGGTCTTGGGTGTCTCCTCGCCTTGGCAACAGACCGAGGCAGAGATCCTCGGGCTCACCGCGCCGCCAGCGCAACTCGAGAATGTGACGCTCCAAACGGCCGGTGGCCTCGCGATCCTCAAATGGACCCGCTCAGTCGATCCCGATGTGCGCGTGGGTGGCAATATCGTGATCCGGCACTCGAAGGAAGCGACAGCCACCTGGGCCGACAGCTATTCGATGGACCGGGTCTCGGGTGGCGAGGCGATTGCTGTCGTGCCGCTAAAACCTGGCACCTACCTGGTGCGCGCCGAGGACAGCGGCGGCCGCGCGGGCCCTGAAACCCGCGTCTCGACCAAGGGCGCGCAGGTGCTGGCCTTCTCGACCTTGGACTTCCTGCAGGCCGATCCTGGCTTCTTCGGCCCGAAATCCGGGCTACAGGTCACGGGTTCGAACCTGACGCTCGCCACGGCGACCGCGAATGGCGTGACACAGGTCAGCACGATGGAGGGGCAGTACGCCTTTGCCGCGGGGCTTGATCTCGGGGCTGTGAAACGCGTGCGCCTGCGCTCGGAAATCGGCGTCGCAGCATTGGCGCTCAATGATCGGATCGATGCGCGCACCGCGCTCATGGACACATGGGCCGACTTTGACGGATCGGCCGGTGCAGAAATCGATGTGCTCTTCGAGGTCCGCGAGACCGATGACGATCCCGCCGCATCGCCGAATTGGGGACCCTGGGGCCGGCTCGACAACCACGAAATCGAGGCCCGCGCGGTAGAGGCGCGCGCGCATCTCACGACGAAGGATGCGTCCTACACGCCCATCGTCAGCCAATTGCGCCTCTATGCTGACGAGGTGGCCTGATGGCGCAGACAGCGAACTTCACGATCGCCAACGATGCCGGCGCCGCGGTGCGTGCGCGCATCAATGAGGTGATCGCCGCGCTGCAATCGACGAGTGCGGGGGCCTCGGCGCCAACGGCAACCACGGCTGGCATGCTCTGGGTCGATACCTCGGTCTCTCCGCCGGTGCTCAGACGGCGCAATGCCACCAACACGGGCTGGGATGCGCTGCTCGATGCAGCGGGCAATCTGGCGGGGCTCGCGAACACCGCCGTGGCGCGCACTAACCTCGGGCTCGGGACCATGGCGACCAAGTCGGCGGCGGATTACGACGCGGCGATCGCGGCGAAGGCTGCGCTCGCTGGCGCGACCTTCACCGGGGTCGTCACTGCCCCGAACTTCGTCTCTTCGTCCGACGCCCGCCTGAAATCCGATGTTGAGACCATCGTCGACGCGCTGGCCTTGGTCAGCGCTTTGCGCGGCGTGCGCTTCACCATGGATGGCAGCCGCCAGATCGGCGTCATCGCTCAGGAGGTCGAGACTGTGCTGCCCGAGGTGGTCCGCGACAATGAGGCGGGCCAGCTCTCCGTCGCTTACGGCAATATCACCGGCCTTCTGATCGAGGCCGTCAAGGAACTGGCCGCCCGAGTGGCGGCGCTCGAGGAGGCACGCCCATGAATGACGGTGGGTTCATCGACATGATCAACTCGTTCTTCGGCGGGGCGGTGACCACGCTGATTGGCGCCTTTACCGGCCGGCTCATGTGGCATTCGGGCGAGGTGAAGCTCGGCAACCGCCACTTCTTCGGAAAGGAACTTCTCTGGGAAATCCCCGTGGCCGTGGGCATGGCGCTCATTGGGGAGGCAGCGGCACGCTATATCGGCCTGTCGCAGCCCGTCTCGACAGGGTTTGTGGCAACCCTTGCTTATCTGGGTCCGCGCGGTGCGGAAGCACTGCTCGCGGCCTGGCTCTGCCGCAAGAAATAAACCGCCCACCACTCACAGAAATCCTGCGCGCCGGCCCATCTGGGGCGGCGTTTTGTTTTGCATGGGAGACAACCATGACGCCGTTCGATATCGCCCGCAGCTACATCGGCACGACCGAAGGCCCGGGCCCCGCTGACAATCCCCTCATCATAGAGATGTATGCATCGGTCGGCCACGATTGGGTGGAACATGACTCTGTGGCCTGGTGCGCAGCCTTCGTCGGACACTGCCTCGAGCAGGCCGGGATCCGCTCGACCCGAAAGCTGACGGCGCGCTCCTATCTCGACTGGGGTGTGCCAGTGGAGGTGGCGGACGCCGAGCCGGGTGATATCGGCGTGATCCCCCGAGGCTCGTCCAGCTGGCAGGGCCATGTGTTCTTCATCGACCGGATCGAGGGACCATGGGTCTGGGGCCTCGGCGGCAATCAGAACGACGCTGTTAATGTGAAGCGCTATCCGGTCTCAAAGCTTCTGGGCGTGCGGCGCGCGGGCAATGTCTCGCTTGCAGTGGCGATGTCCGTCGAGGCAGTACAACGTCGGCTGAAAGACCTCGGCTATCACGAGGTGGGTCAGATCGATGGAAAGATCGGGCCGCGCACCCGCGCTGCCATCCTGGCCTTTCGGCAGGACAACGACCTAGCCCTCGTGCCCATCATCGATGTGGCGCTGACCGAAGCGCTGGACAGAGCGTCTCCTCGGGAAATCGCTCCTGTGCGTGCATCCGGCGCGCCTGCAGAAAGCCGGATCGTAACAGCCTCCAATGCGCAGATTGGTCTCGGTGTCATTGGCGCGGCGGGATCGATCGGCAGCCAGATCGCCCCGGCGCTGATGGAGGCCGAGCAGGCCCGCGACATGGCCGGGCGCGTGTTCACCTTGATCGGGCTGGAAAGCTGGCTCTCCAATGCCCTGCCATGGATTGGTGCGGCCGTATTCGTCGGCGTTGTCATCTATGCGCTCCGCGCGAAGGCGGCTCGGATCGACGACCATCGCTCGGGGAAAACGCCATGAGCGCCCTCCTGACCACGCTTCTCGCCGGCCTTGGTCGGCGCTTTGGCTATTGGGGTGCGCTCATCGCCGCGGTGTGCATCGCCGTCTGGATCCTGCTTCGGCGGGGTAAGCACGCCGCAGAGGCCGACCTCGCTATCCGCCGCGCCGATGCTCGTGTTCGCGCGCTGCAAACGTCCAAGGAAATCCGCCATGACCTTAAGAACACTGATCGTGCCGATCTTGAGCGTCGGGCTGACCGCTGGATGCGCGATTGACCCGCGGGGTTTGCGGGACGATTGCGATTGGGCCGAGCCTATTCACCCCTCGCGCCAGGACCTGCTGAGCGACGGTACGCTCGCGCAGATCGTTGCCCATAACGAAGTCGGCGCGCGGCTCTGCGGGTGGCAGCCATGACGGTGGCCACCTTGAGCGAAGGCCCGGCGATCCTCGTTGGTTATGCTTGGCGGCTGCAGATTGAGGCCGAGGCACCCGTCTTTGCTGAGGCCGCGAGCTATGCCGGCCATCTCCGCCTGAAACCTAGTGATCCAGCTGTACTTGCAGAGCTCTCGAGCGCTAATGGCGGGATAGAGCACATCAGCACGACCGTGTTGGAACTGTCTCTGACGCCCTCCCAAACCGCAGGGCTCTCGCCCGGGCGCGCGGTGTTGGATTTGGTGCGCACCGATCTCGAACCAGACTTGCACTTGGGCTTCCTTCTCGAAATCCCCGTGATGTTGCCGGTGACGCGAGGGCTGAGCCCATGAGTGAAGCGATCCGGCAAACAGGCCTGATCACCATCACGGCGCCGATCAAGGTGCGCGTTGTAAACGGGCCCTTCCGCATCCGGCTTGGCGGCCAGCCCGGGCCACAGGGGGCGACAGGCCCTCAAGGCGACAAGGGCGACCAAGGTGATCCAGGCATCACGATCCTGCCCACCGAAGCCCCCATCAATGGAGGATTTTTCTGATGGCCAATACGATCCAGCTCAAACGCCGCGTCTCCGGCGTGGCGGGTGCGCCCGCTGCACTGAAATCGGGTGAGCTTGCCCATAACGAAGTCGACAATACGGTCTATGTCGGCAAGGGCGACGACGGCGGCGGCAATGCAACCTCCATCGTGCCGGTTGCCGGCAGCGGTGGGTTTGTTGCGCTGACTGGCACCCAGACCGTCGCCGGGTCCAAGACCTTCTCCCTGGTCCCGAAATCCGGACAAGATGCCAGCGGAGGGACCGACCTTGTTCGCAAGTCCCAGGTCGACGGCCTGCTGTCGACGAAAGCACCCTTGGCGTCACCAAGCTTCACGGGATCGCCCACGGCGCCGACGGCGGTCGCGGGCACGAACTCAACACAGATTGCAACGACGGCCTTCGTCAATGACGCCATTGTCGGCTTTGGCGCAGGCGACATGGCAAAATCCACCTATGACACAGATAATGACGGCAAGGTGGATGCCGCGGAAATTGCCGATGCCGCACCTTGGGCCGGGATTACCGGCAAACCCACGAGCTTCACGCCCGCAAGCCACAGCCATTCGATCGCGCAAATCACGGGGCTCCAGACGGCGCTGGATGCAAAGGCGCCTCTTGCATCGCCTGCACTGACAGGATCGCCAACGGCCCCCACTGCAACGGCCGGCACAAACACGACGCAGATCGCGACCACAGCTTTTGTCGTCGCCGCCATCGGTGCGCTAATTGATGCCGCTCCAGTTGCAATGGACACGCTGAACGAATTGGCGGCAGCCCTCGGTGATGATCCCAACTTTGCAACGACCGTGACCAATGCGCTAGCTGGCAAGCTTTCCGCAGCATCGAACCTGTCGGATATACCGAACAAGGCGACGGCGCGCTCGAACCTCGGGCTGGGGTCCATGGCCACGCA